CTAGTAGTGTGCCCCTAAATACATGAATATATACATTGTTTAAATAAATAACTTAATAACACACTATTAGTTGTCAGTTAGAAGTCAAATTTTGACTTTCCGCCCATTTTCTTTCCTTTCATGAACCTAGACAAATTGTTTGGCTGTAAAGTTTTTTTGTGCTCTATCTCTGCAAAGTCAATTGCCTTTGACAATGAATGCTTCATAATGGATACCCAAGGTTCAACTCTGTAGTCATGACTAGTTAAGATCAGTAAGAAATCTATAACATCTGCCCACTTTACATTTAAGGCGATTGGGTTGTCGACAAAAATTTCTGGCGTTTGGAAATTATGGTATACATGGTCTAGGTCATTTCGATATAGACACATATGAATGCATTCTATCAACTCGCTGGACCACTGATTTGTCTTTAATTTATTTAATACCCAAATCAGGTTTTCTAGTAGCTCAAGATTGCTGTCAGAAGTGAAACCTTCGTCAGATATATCAAATATTTCTTCAAATTTGTTGCATTCTCGGATCAGAGCTCGCACTATTGCATTCTTAAACGTATTTGATGACTTTGATTTCTTTGTGTATGTTATCTTCAGTAAAGGTGAACTATCTAGCTCCTCTGCAACATCCTCATTCATAATCTCATCTGAAAGGAATTCAAATGCATCTTGATCATTAGAGAAGCCTCTGCAAGAAAATATGCGACATAGATCCAATAGACTAATTGACTCTATCTTATCTATATTCAAATTGATGATAGTTTGATTTGCCATAAGTCGTGACAGATCAATGCCTCCAAACTGTATTGGCGGGCCTTCGAAGAAGGTCATTTTTGCAAATGGAGCTTTCCTAACCATAGCGCAGTCATTGACAGCTAATTGTATTGCAGTTAACTTAATGCTATCAATATTAAGATACTCAAGCTTATCTAACACTGGCTTTTCGGTGTTAGAATATTTTGATACAGCTACTGGGCAAACAGGAACCCATCTATTATTTCTTCTTGATCTAGTAAGTTCAAGCTGATGGTTATGATCTATTATTGCCTGTGATGACAGAATGTTGTAGAAATATCTTTTCCTGTCTCGCAATTGATACACTATGTAATGGAGTCTAGGATCAAGCGATTCAACTTCCTCCATTCTTTCTAGTTTCAAACCGTGGGGTTTATTTAGTAATGCTTGGCCATGCCTAGAAACTATATCACTTCGTATTCTATTTATTTGAAGCTCAGCAGCTGTTAACTTATTATCTGTGCCAATTATTCTCAATGTCCTACCATAGCCCTTTATCGATAGGTCTATTGGACCAGTTGTGAACTCCCTTGATACTTGCCAGTTATTCCAAGTTATCTGTTCTTCGGCTTTCTCTGCATCATATCTGTCTATATCTGATTGCTCAAGATCTCCCATATAATATAAAATTGGAATTATCTTGGTTCTCAATCTAGAAGATTTAATCTTACTGTAAAGAACATTCATTGGGACATTTTTATATTTAAAATCTGAGATGACTCTCTTTAAAAATACCACTCTAGATGAGTCCTGCAGGAAAGTGTCCGCAAAATGAGCAATGAGGCGCAATGCTTCATAAGCAATTTGGTTCTCAAGATCTATGGATGTAGCAATTTGTGCTTTCTTTGCTGGTACTGTAATCTGCTTCAAATAATGTATCGTGCACCAGGAATTATCCCTAATAGTGTTCCCTGTTACCATCCCGCAAAAATCCATTGGAGTATATGCACGCCGTGGCAGTATAAATATCTTTATTTTGTGTTCTGTTGATTTTATATAATCATAACAGATCTGATAAAATTTGGTTAACTCCTGTATCTCAAATTTCAAATCTCTACTCATAACTTTTTCTTCGTTCTTTTGTATCCTCATTCTCATATGATCTCGCAACCTTGTCTGTCTTATAAATTCCTCTAAGTGGTATAAGTCTCTCTGCATCTCATCAGGTTCTGCCCCTTTGAGGTTGATATTCCCTGTTACATATGCTCTCAACACCAAGGCTGGCGTATGGTATATCACTTTGAGAGACTTTATTTCAGGCATCATGCAGCATGTCATCCCTGTCCTATCTAGCTCTAGGCCATGCATAGAGAGGAGTATGTTGTTTGCACAAGCTACTAATACAGGATCATTCATAATGCAGAACGAATAAATTGTTTTGATATCCTTGACAGTTAAATCGAATTTTTCTAAGTCTAGAATTATTTGTCTATAAGTCTCTACAAAAGTCTTCTTGCCGATGATCATAGTTGTATCTTCAATACTTGGGTCATCTTGTAGGCCAAATAGCCGGTCGTGTATACTTGTGTAGTCTATCATTGGTTTATTAGCAAACAGTACTTGCTCAATAAACAATTGTGATGGTGTTTGGATAGACAGTGATTCTTTGAATTTCCTGCTGTTGTACCGGAATAATATAGATCTTTGGAATTCTTCGACAGTCTCCCCCTTAGTCACTAGTAATTGAGGGTTTCGCACAAAAAACTCAAAAAGATCTTCGATCTTAGCTTTGTCTTGTATGATTTCTTGAAAATGTTTATATGAATTCAATCGGGCTAGTGATGCTTGGGTGGTGAACTTTCTAGGGGTAAGTAGCGATCTTGACCGCATGTCACTTGTTTCGCCCATCCCGTCGTCACTGCTCATAGCAGAATCTAATGTCATGAACCGTAGCAGTTTAAGTTTAAACTTATCCATGGTTGTCAGCTGAGAGATATCCCAGTTGTCTACTCCAGCATATTGTGCTTGTATGCTTTCACGCAGTAATTGGACATTAGACATTCTCCTTGACAGATTCACTAGGTATGTCAAGTTACCAGCTTCTAGCCCAGCTATTGCTAGAGTAGGTAGTTCTGTTTCCAACAATCCACATAATTCGATCGGGATTTCAAACCTGTTGCTGGTTGGGAAGACATTTAACGGATCATTAATCTGCCCTGGTAGCATATTATACGTATTGTGTGTTATCCATTGAGTCAAAGCAATTGCTACCCATGCTATTGACGGGCATGCGCCGTGCTTGATTGCGGTCTGTGTAGATGAGAATCTACTGGCTGCATCTTCATATGGTCCTAGATATGCACAGTCTCCTACAGCTGTGAGCAGGAATCTACCAAAAACAGAGAAAGGCTCACCATAGATATTGAATAATGAAACAAATTCCTTTATGAAATTGGTCACATATGTTTTCTTCATATTAGCTTGGTTTCCAAATGTTAAGCAGATTTTTTCAAATAATTTGATGGAATATTCTATAATAATATCATCACTTACCTTGTCTTGAATCATGACAATAGATGTGTGGTTGTCATCTGAGTGAACCATAGAGTTAACAAGTACTTCGCCCTCTAGTAGAGAAGCAACGTTTTTTAATATATCTTTATACACATTCATGCAGCAAGAGTGAAGGTAGCTAGATGTGTAGTTGAGATTGCCTTGAAGCCAATTCCGCTTTATTGCCACCCAGTTCCTTTGGAGACCGTTCGTCATGTTATAGATCAAATCATTATCATGTTTTACCCTTTGATCTAGTATTGAAGCAATTACTTCATCTGGTAAAACTAATATTTTTTGCATATAATTACAAAGGAAGTAGAGTATGCGCTCTTTTTCGCAAGAGTAAAGTGCTGGATCTAGTGCAAAGAGCCAAAAATATTTAAACATGACATCTTGAGCGCTCCACTTAGACATGTCAGCATTGATTTCTACTTTTGTTGAATGTGGTTTATAATTGATGGTTTCTGAAAATGCAGACATCTCTTTAAGGACCTTGTCTTTCATTGATTTCAGCGTGTTGGCTGTATATCTTATTTCATTCTCTGCCATATCTTCGAGCTTCTTCAGTTTTGCATCTCCAGGTTCACTAATCATTTCATCCGGATTGAGTTTACAGCGCTCTTTCGAAATCCTCTCTACTAAATAGAGGCACATCTTTGCTTCAAATTCTCCTACAAAAATTTCCCTATCCTTTGCAGTTTTCTGGCCCTTATTGAAATAAGTGAAGACAAACCTTTTATGATCCTTCATGGTTTTTAAGATATGTTCAACTGTTGGGGCATTGTCTATTTCCCCATTGCTAATTTTGGAGTATAACGCATCAAAAACTTTAGTTGACAGGATATCGACAAAATCAGGTATAGCTGATCTAACATCATCATAAGTGGCATGCCTTACCATTGCATTTTCATTGAACTCTTCTATAAATTCTGGGTTTGCAACTGTGTATTTCTTAATTTGCTTTGTTATATTCGATTGAACTTGTTGTCTTTCTCTAGATTTGAATTCAAAAAAATCCCCAACTTTTATGCATGATTTTGAACTGGTGAAAGTGCTTATGGTTGTTATTGGCCTTTTCAGATTGTTCGTATTCTCAATTCTTGATCTTATGTAATTGTGGCGAGATGTGTCCATCATTAAATTCTTTGCTATGGAGTATATAGCCACGTTCAAATTTACTGTTTGTTTCTTTGGTGTATTAGACCATATACCTGGAATATTGATCCTTTGATCATGTTCTATCTCCAAGACTGTCTTGGCTAGGTCAATCATCACATGATGCTTTTCATGAAGCCCCTTTGAATTAAAATAGAATGGCATATATATTTGGTTAATGTACTCTTTTAGAGACACTTTCCCTGGGAACCAAATAGATAAAAGGTCTCTATTGTTAGAGACACCTTTTTGCGTGATCTCATAATCTGTCAAATGGATGCTTCTAAGATCAACTTTCGAACGTTGTTTATATGCATTGTAACAGCCGTTCTTAATAAGATTAGCCATAACAACTGAGAAACTCGTTTTAGTGTATGGAGCGAATTTTTCTGATATGTATTCTTTAACATGGCTGGAGATAGCAAGTGAGTTCATGATCATGTATCGAGATGGTTCTGTTAGAGACAGCATTGCTTTTGTTATAGATAAGGATGTATGAAATGCAAAATTACAGACATCCAAAATATTTATCGTTTCATTGTTGTTGTGCATAAGTAAGGCAGTTAATAGAAACAAGCCAGGTGATGTCACTAATCTCTGACATCGTTCTTTGTCCAATCTAATTCCCTTAGAAATACTGACATACTTGCCTGAAGATTTGAATGTTGAATGAAGCGCGCCATGATGCATTATACAGTCTCTTTCAGCGTGGATGACAATAGTAAAGAATGCTAAAGTTGCTCTCTTTGTTTTAATGTCTGAAGATGGCATAACTATACCGAAGACATTATTATTTGCACAAGTTACAACTCTGAATGTGTTATGGCGATTGTACTGAGACACGGCTAGCATGTTTTTCATAAGTGTAGAGAAATCCTTAATTGCAGACCAGAACATAGTGCTGCATATTGTCTTTATGCTGTCCCAAGCCATAGGTGATGATTCGCTTATCTTCTGGCCATATTCTTCGAGGTAGCAACCCAACTTTTCTAAGTTATTCGGCAAGCTTAGCATTTTCTTAACATTGTTATACTGGAAATTGCAAGCATCTACAACATTCTTATTGTTGAAGTCCAGAATAGTCGGCTTAGTAAAATCCATGTCGTCTAAAGTTTTCTTTGAGAATTGCTTATGTCCACCTATCCCAATAAAATCTTTGAATAACCTAGCTTTATCAGTCTGGGTTATAACATTTGTATCGAACTTAAATTGCTGTTCCCATAAGATAGTTGAGTCGCCAATTGTGATAGGTTCGATTTTATTATCTAATCGCCTGTGAGTCTGCCGAGCCATATTTTTCAGCTTGCTTGTATGGGATTCATAAAGCCCTATATTTGAAGAAAAGTCCATCAGCCTTCCCATGCTTTTAAATGCAGATAGGTATGAGCTTGTGCCATCCAAATTCTGTAAATGCTTTGACAGGTTTATTAACTTTGAGATATTCTCATTAGAACCAGGACCTGGGGGGGCCCAGATGAAGTGGATTGAAGGTTTCTGTTTATTGATGTCAGTGGTGATCTCTCGTTCATTTGCGATCCTTGCACTCATCTCTGCCCATCCTTGTGTTATTTCCAAATTACTGGGCTTTGGATAATTCCCATCGCATCTGAAAATCCCAGTAGATGCATTTTTCACAAATTGACTATAATCTGGCTCATATTGCTTCAAGACTTCCACTAAATTCTGATTCCATTTGTCTCCCTTAGTTGCATCAAAGTTGAGGGATCTGTGGAAGACAGCTTTGGATCTATCATCCAGAGAATTATAGAATTCTAAGAATATCGGGTGATCATATAATTCTGGCGTAGGATCATCTAGCCAAGGTCCGGTCATCGTAAATTCTCCTTGACTAACTATCTCAAGAAATCTCTCGTCATCCTTGTACTTGTCATAAACTAGGCCTCTCAGATTGTAAAACCAAGTGAAGTCTAGGTTCAAATTGAGGTTCCCAAAAATATGGATAAACTCATCAGAATTGCAGTGGACCAGATCTCTAACTGGGTCAGCCCTAACTATCACAATCTCATATTCCAAACCCAGAGGTATCAAGACATCGCCAAAAATCTTATCATATTTTTCGAATGTTCTTTTACTTGATTCATCGTCAACAGCAACCTTGTAGTCTATGACATACAATTTCCCATTGTGAATGACGTAATTATCAGGAGTGCAATATCTTGGATGACACTCTGTACCCGGAGGCAAGAAGTCTTGAAGAATATCCACTATAGAAGTATCGTTTCGATACTCTATGTCTAAGAAATAGCACAATTCTTTACCAAAGTAATTGTGCCGCTCCATCATTAAGTCTGCTATAATGTCCTTGGCAGTCTCTGGATCAGTGGACTCGGCGATGCGAGCTCTGTACTGATTGATTTTGTAATTTTCCATTGTATGATTGTATTTAGGGGTACA